TCTCCAGCTTGCTGCTGTAGTCGTAGTCGATCTCCATGACCAGCTTACGACAGGCGGAGGCAACCGCTTCTATACGGTCATCGTGCTTGAGAGAGTTCTTGTCCCTGGTCAGGTTGCTCATCTGGTGGAATAGCTGGTAAGTCTTCCTCTGCTCGGCAGGGTACTTACGTGTGCTTTCGATGTCCTTATCAATCAGCTCCCGGTTGACTACTAAGCGGTGCGAGTCCATCAGAGGTTCCAGGGTGTCAACGATCCTGACTTCCTTCTGTCCGGAGCTGTAGTCGTCCTCGATCACGCACGGGTGCTCGACTTCGAACATAGGCTTCAGAATCGCCATGTGAGCCCCGTGGCCGAAGTTCTTCTCGACATAGACCTCGTGCACACCTGCCCGCTTTGCGGCCTGCACAAGCTCTCTCAGGGGCTTCTCGTCGTACCCACCGGGCACGCCTCCGGCATCGTACAGGTACAGCAGGTTCCCCAACTGGAATACGATGGCGTACCCGGTCTCGTCTCCGTTCGCGCCACCGCCAGCGGGGTCGATGTACATCACCTTTCTCTCAAATGCAAGCCACTCGTACGGCTTCGGGATCGGGCCATAGAATCGGTCGGTCTCCCTGGAACCCGGCTTCAGAGTGGTCTGTACGCGATTCTCCGGGGCGTTGTTCCACACCGGGAGGGATGGCCCATCCTTGTGCCCGAACGCCGTCACGATCAAATTAGACGGCTTCAGGGGGTATCGCTGTTGGTCGGACAGCCGGGTGTTCAGCATGAACTGCAACTGGAACTTGCTCTTGCCCTGACTGACCTCCTTCTCGATCAGTAGCTCGTCATCGAACATCTCCGGGCAGGTGGGTGCGCCACTGGCCCCAGAAGGCCCGTAGCCGCTGCGTAAGCCCGGATCGGCCTGCATCTGTGCCTTGATACTGGGTGCCAGGAACTCCCCGTACACGTCCTCCTCGGCGGCTGTAGGGTAACGTCCCGGCCAGATGCGTATGTCGTACCCCCGGCCTGGCAGGTTGTTGTAGATCGAGTCCATGCTCTGCGGCGTCCCAAGGTACAGGATGTCGCCGTGCTGGTTGATGGATTCGAACTCCTTGGTCTGCTCTTCCAGCCACTCACGTCCTGCAACAGACCTGCTGTTCTGAAGACTCTCGATGTCGTCAGGGATCAACAGGTCTGCACGGGCACCCTGGGCACCTGAGGTGATGCTGTAACAAGAGATAGACGGAGACTTATCACCACCTTTGAAGACATGATGAATGTCGAAAGCCTCGGTACTATCCTTGTCACCTGCTGTCTTGTCAGGAAGCATGAAGTGCAGGAAGTCTAGTCTCTTGAAGATTTTGACCACCCAGCCTGAAATCTCCGTGGCACGCTTGCTAGTCTGGGAGAAGATTACGATGCGATAGTGCGGCTGGTGTATCAAGGTGAAAGCAGCAAAGATACCAGCAAGAGTGGTCTTAGCCTGGCCGCGCTGGGCCTGGACCATGCGGTACTTCTTACCAGTTAGCATGTATTCAAGGATGTCGGCCTGTGTTGCATTAAGGTCAGGCCGACCTGGGATAAGCTCCTTGATACAAATCTGTGCAAAGTCCCAGAGACCTTCGACGCTATACGGGAACGTCTGTTGAAGAATCTCTAGGTCATTCCACATTGCTAACTTGTCTTCAAGAGTTAGCTTACTCAACCCAGACCTCGCTCTCTGGCTTCAGCTTTGAAGTCCAGCACCCGCTTACCGGACTTCTCCTGGATTTCTTTGAGCCTAGCAGCCAGGGGGCTGGTGCTGTCCTCAGAATCAGGTGCAGCATAGACACCATTGTCCAGAACCCACTTGGCGATACTTTGGACTACACGATGGTCAATAGCCATATCTGCATCCATGCCTCCGTCGATATTCCGGAGGATTGCCTCTGCTTTCCTCTGGTAAAGCTCGGTGACTAGCTTACTCAGGAATCCAAGTTCACCTTCAGTTGTCCTTTTGGCCATGTCTATCTCTCCTTTGCTTGTATTTCTTATGGCTCTTTCTCCAACGGTAAACAAGATAAGAGCCCTGAAGTATTGTGTATAGGATCGTTGCTATGTACATCCACTCTTCTAAGCCTAACCCCATGATACTAGCTGCGCTTAACGTAACGGGAGGGGCGGCCCGTAGGCCGCCGTCTATGATTTCAGTAGCTGTGGACATTACAACTCCTTATACGAGTGACCCGTTGATAAGGTTGCTGTTTGCCACAGTTCCTGCACCTCCGAACCCACGGGTCTGCCAGTCGATAACGTTACCTTGAGCAAGGATGTTAGAACACCCATTATTAACCTCAAGGAAACTCATCACTGTGTTTCCGCTAACAATAACATTGCTGCAAGAACCATCACCTGGGGCTGCTTTGAAAGGGCCTCCGAGCATATTACCGGAGACAGAGCCCTCCTCACAACCATATACGTAAAGAGAAACTGTCTCCTCAGCTGTTCCACCACCAGGGTTGATGTCATTCCCTGTGATGACGAAGTGCTTGGCGTAGTCGATCCCTACGTTGTGACGAGAGGCATCACGACACACGTTACCACGAATCATGATATACCTGTTGTTGAACGTGGCAGAGTCCCCTCGGATGAAGATGCTACGCCCTTCATGTGACCCTCGGTTCCAGCGATCGAACGTATTGTTGACGATGTGGATGTTGTTGTTTGCTGTGTTACGTCCATCGACTTGGATGCCGTGGGACTCTGGACCTGTCTCTGCTGCGTGGGTGTAGTTATTGAAAATCTTGTTTCCGTCCACTACAACGTCCCACCATCCGAGCATAGCCACACCAGCCCTAGACACTGACATGTCATTGTTCAGAATCTGGATGTTCCTGTGAGGAGTGACAGGGACAGAATGAGTGCCAACAGCAGTGGCCCAGTTCTCGAAGGAGCAGTCCCGAACAGTGACGGCCTCACAAGGAGTATCGTCGTATGGGCCATACCACGGGAAAGCACCAGAGTCTCCCGCATGATCCACCTGGATACACTCACCCAGGAAGTTATCGTCACCGCCTCCATCAAAGAAGCACTTCTCAATCATGACGTCTCTGCATCCGTTAACCTCAACAGCGTGCCACCTGTCGCTTACATTGAATACAGAGGCGTTCTTGATTGTGATGAACTGAGCATGACCAAAGGCGATAGGAGTACAGGCAGAAGTGTACGTGCTACTCTCGCAATGCCAGTTACCACCATCAATGATAATACTGGTTGCAGCAGAGTGCCCTCCTGATACACCATCAGAGTAGTTGCGGATCATGTTATCAATCTCCGCATCTCTCCAAATGTTTGCTGTGGAGTTCAGGATGATGGTGGTGTATGACTTAACAATAAGAGCTGAGCTGATCTTGTAGTCACCAGCGGGGATATACAACGTCTTCCCTTCCGCTGCATCAATGGCTGCCTGAAGCTCTGTTGTGTAGTCTAGGTTGTCACCTAGAGCGCCGTATACCCTTGCGTCGATGACGCCTGAGATACCAGAGTCTACGTACTCGAAGCCAGTCTCATCAGCCTTCTGACGAATGTATCGAGAGCCATTGTTCGATGCGTTTGGAAGGTCGATGGTTGCAGCATACTCTTCTGCCTTCTTGGAGTAATGCTTGGCGCTGTACTGTCCAGGCTCGACCTCAACGTCTTCGTCCTCTTCGGCCCAATCTTGTGCCTTAGCTTCTGAGGCAGCAGCGTTAGTCTCAGATTGAGCAGCGTTAGTCTCAGATTGAGCAGCGTTAGTCTCAGATTGAGAAGCCTGGGATGCGCTGTTAGACGCACTCGTCGCACTTGATGCGGCAGCAGATGCGCTGTTAGCTGCGTTAGCCTCTGAGTTTGCAGCATTGCTCTCGCTGGTTGCGGCAGCAGACTCACTAGAAGCAGCGTTGCTTTCCGAGGTTGCTGCATTTGACTCGGAGGTAGCAGCGGCACTTGCACTGTTTGAAGCGTTGGTCGCGCTGGTGTCAGCAGCATCTTCTGAATCAGAAGCGTTGCTCTCAGAAATAGCAGCAGCGTCAGCAGAGCCTTCTGCCTTCACAGAGTAATGGTACGCACTGTATTCATCGACACCATTCCCTTCCGGCACAAGGTCATCCACAGGGTACTGTGCCCAATTATACGCTTCTGTCATGATTTCCTCTGCTGATAGAGACAGCGGGCCGATGGAAATATCCTCGGCTGTAAGCGTCCCGACGTTATCAATGTTATACCCATTGAAGTTAACGTCATCAGCGAACCCAACGTTAGTCAAGAACTGGAACCCTTCAGGGAACCATCCATCAAGAACTTCTTGGATGATATACAGGGATTGTAAGAAACTGTTATTAAGAATCTCTGGGCCGAAGTTATTACCCCTTGAGAAGTCTGCAAAAGGGAGGTCTTTAGGCATAGCCCTTCTAATAATAATAGAAGACCCAGAGGCAGGTGCGGTATCAAACTCAAGGGTATTAGGGGAGGTGAGGATGAACGGGGCCTCAGCCCCGTCTACAGTAGCAAGGATGTCATCTTCTCGAAGATACCCTTCATCCTGACCAACGAATGAAAAGGAAAAGGATCGTTGTGAACCATCTCCTGTATTGGTTACGTAACTGAAAGCCATATATCCTCCTTTTGGTTATCTCTTATAGTGGACACTAATCTCTAACCTGATTCACCAGGGCCATACCTGCCCCTACCGCAGCGGTGTTAACAAGAGGTGTCACTCCGTACAGTTGCTTGAGACCTTTGACAGCCTGCTCAGAATCACCTGCTGCCATACCTCCAACAGTACCACGCACGCCAGAAAGCATCTGCTCAAGAACACCCGCAGCCGGTAGAGAACCAGGTCCAGTGATAGGACGCACACCCTCTCTGGTGCCTGTGGCTGCCCCGTCTACAGGGAGACCCACGGTAGCACCAAGCTCCATACCGAAACCAAGAAGGCCCAAGTGAGGTGTCATGTTGGCGATACCCATAGCGGCTGTGGCGGGGTTGGTTGATTTCTCCCATTCGGCCTCCGGGTCTCCTGAAGCCTCTGCCCTGACGTATGCACGGCTGTAGTAAGCAGCACCACCAAGCATTGCACCAAACATTACCTTCAGTCCCATACCGATCTTGTCACCTCGGAAGCCTGCGGCAACCTGCCTTTCTATAGCCACCAGGGAGAACCCACGGAACTGAGTGATTAGCTGACCCAGAGCTTTGTTCATCCAAACAGGAGTATCACCAACGAATG